ACCGCTCGACACCCTGGTGTACGCCTGGGCCATCGGCCAGCACCGCGACATCAACATCGGGCGCGGCCGGACGGGCAGACCTGATCCGAAGTATTGGGAGCGCATGCGGGTGACGCTGGAAGGCGGAGAAATGTCTTCGGCCGGAAAGGCGACAGAGGCGCAACCCGCTCCGCAAGTTGTAATGGATGTCGCGCAGCGCCAAGCGCCGCAGCGTCGCAAGAGTTCTTTTGTTGGAGGGTGGAAAAAATGAGCGAGTTATTCATAAAACAATTAGTACACCAAGTGGTTCGGCATCCAGACTTTCAAACGGCAATGGAGATCGCGGTTGGTGGTGTGCTGCAGACCGTTATTACCGCCAACTTTGCAGGAGAGAGGTTTAGTTTGTACGCGGCAAAACGTCCAGCTTCACAGCGCCAGGCGCGCGACATCGCCATCCGCTCTAGCTGGAACGGGAAGAACTGCGAGCAATTGGCGAAACAACACAGCCTGACACCGCGCATGGTGCGCAAGATTGCAAAGGGTAAATGACATGGCAGATGAGATTGATGCAGGATGTGATCGCGAACAACTCGACCGCGACCTGGCGCTCAACGCAGCGCGCGCGGCGGCAGATAGGATGCCGGAAGGCAGCGCTGGCGACTGCGGCCTGTGTGGTGAGCACAGCATGCGGCTGGTTGAGGGCGCGTGCGCGCCATGCCGCGACAAGTACGGATTGCCATGAAAACCTGCGAAACCTGCAAACACTGGCAGACCATCCCAACGCACGGCTCAGATCGTGGAGACGAAGCGATGGCGAAATTGGGATACAAGAACTGTGCTGGAATCAAGGATGAATTCAGCTTTGCGCGGTTTGTGCATATGCAGAGTGTGTGCAACGGATGGGATGGCAAGATTTAACGTAAAGTTGAGCGGCTCGCTCCACGCAACCCCTGCGCGGAACTTTTTGGGGTAAAAACTTCCGCGCCGCATCGCCATGATGCAGGCGTGATAGATCCATCCCTCATTGCTGGCGACACCTGGTTGTGGTCGGAGAGCGTACCGCTCTATCCGGCCTCGGAGGGTTATGTGCTGGCCTACGCCCTGGTCAAGACCGGCACGCTCGTTGTGCTGACTTCATCGGCTGACGGAGACAGCCACAGCTTCACCATCGCTGCCGCGACCACGGCAGGATATGCCGCTGGCAGCTATAGCTGGACGGCCTACGTCACCAAAACAACTGAGCGCTACACCGTGGGCAGCGGCGTGCTTGAGATCAAGCCAAACCTTGCCGCGCAATCAGCCGGCTACGACGGGCGCAGCCAGGCGCGCATCATCCTCGACGCGCTGCAATCCGCCTACCAGACCTACATCAGCAACGGCAGCGGACATGTTGCCGAATACCAGATCGCTGGGCGCATGATGAAGTTCCGTAATGTGGGCGAGATCATCACCCAGATCAACTACTGGAAGGCCGAGGTTAAGGCCGAAGAGCGCCGTGAGGCCATCGCCAACGGGCAATCGCCCGCCAACCGTTTGCTGGTGAGGTTCTGATATGGCGTCAATAACACAGGCTGTCCGACGTTTATTCCAGCGCTCCACGCCAACACCCGAACGCAAGCCTCGCATCATCTTCAAACGCGCGTATGCCGGTGCGCAGACCAGCAATCTGAACCAGGGCTGGGGCGTGTCAAACCTACCCGCAGACCTCGAATTGCAGCGCGCGCTGGAGACGCTTCGCTACCGTGCCCGCGACCTCGCGGTGAATAACGAGTACGCCAAGAAATTCCTGCAGATGTGCGTCACCAATATTGTCGGCCCACAGGGCTTCACCCTGCAATGCCTGGCGAGCGACATTGGAAGGCCGGATGATATGGCGCGCAAGATTATTGAGGACAACTTCTGGCGCTGGCAACAGCGCGGTATGTGCGAATCTACCGGCCAGCATTCGTTTCAGGACGTGCAGCGCCTGCTGGTTGAAGCGTGGAAGCGTGACGGCGAATTCCTGCTGCGCCGCATCAAGGGCAGTGCGGCCGGGAACCGCTATGGCTACGCTGTGCAAGTGCTGGAGATCGACCGCCTTGCAACGCACTACAATCTACCTAAAGCCAAGAACGGAAACCGCATCGTGATGGGTGTGGAGCTGGGCCCCAACGACCGCCCGGTTACTTACTGGCTACGCCTCGGTATTCTCACCGATGCAAGCGCGTCGCAGCAGCTCACCCCTGTCGATGCCGACCAGATCATCCACGGCTTCCGCCCGGAGCGAGCCGAGCAACATCGCGGTGTGCCGCCTATGCACCCAGTGATGAACGCACTCAAGATGCTCTCAGGCTACCAGGAAGCCGCCATCGTCGCCGCTCGCACAGGTGCCTCCAAGATGGGCTTCTTTACCAGCAAGGACGGAGACCCCGCTGCATTGGCGACAGGAGAAGACGCCACCACCGGCGACTTCTATACCGATGCGGCGCCGGGTGAGTTCGGCGTGCTGCCACCGGGATACGAGTTCCAGAGCTGGAACCCGGACTACCCGATGGCGAACTACGATTCGTTCATTAAGGAATGCCTGCGCTCCATCGCCTCTGGGCTCGGCGTTTGCTACAACGGGCTGGCCAACAACCTCGAAGGCGTCAACTTCTCCAGCATCCGCGCTGGGGTGCTAGAAGAGCGCGACAACTGGGTGGTGGATCAAGACTGGTTTATCAACTCCACCATGCGCGTGATCTACCAAGACTGGCTGCTGATGGCGCTCACCCGCAACGCGCTCACCTTTGGCAATGGATCCGCCTTACCGATCACAAAGTTCGACAAGTTCGCCGAGCACACCTGGCAGGGACGCCGCTGGGCGTGGGTTGACCCGCGCAAAGACATCGAGGCCAGCATCCTCGCTATCGAGGCGCGATTAAACAGCCCGCAGAACATTGCCGCCCAGCAAGGTCTAGACTTAAGCGAAGTACTGCAACAAATCGCCGCCGCCAACAAGATGGCGAAGGATAACGGCCTGCCGGATTACACCTCGCTCACCCCCCCCCAAGCCACAACAACGACCCCGCCTGACCCGGCGGAGGAATAGGAAATTTTTGGGGTAAAAATTTCCGCGCCAACCTGAAAAGATGCAAGCGTCCGAAAAGGAGTGAACCGCATGACCGTTAAAACCATCAAGACCGGCAAAGAATTCCGCAGCGCGAACTTCAAGCGCGATGCAATCAATGTCGAAGCGCGTACCGTCGAGCTGGCCTTCTCCAGCGAAGCGCCGTATGAACGATGGTTCGGCATCGAGATACTCGATCACGACAAAAAGAGCATTGACCTGTCGCGCTTAGCTGACGGGTCGCACCCCCTTTTGCTCGACCACGATACCCGCAAACAGATTGGCGTCATCGAAACCGTCTCCATTGGCACTGACCGCGTAGGACGCGCCGTAGCTCGCTTCGGGAGAAGCGCGCTTGCCGAGGAAGTGTTCCGCGACGTGCAAGACGGCATCCGCAGTTTGGTGTCGGTCGGCTACCAGATCAACGAGCTGAAGATGGTTGAGGAGAAGAAAGACGCTCCATCTGTCTATCGCGCCACGAATTGGATGCCATACGAAGTATCCATCGTATCCATTCCGGCGGATGCCACGGTGGGAATCGGTCGCAGCGCAGAACAGCGCGACGTGACCACTATCATCAACATCAACCTGGAAGCCTGCGAGAACGAGCCTGCCGAAACTGAAGCCGCTGCCGCCGAAACCGAATCCACCGACTCAACCAATGCCGCACCAGCGGCAGAAACCAACACGGAGAAAACCATGCCTGACATCCAAGTCATCAACGAAGCAAAAGCCGAATCCGCCAAACAGACTCGCGACAACATCGCCGCCATCATCGCCCTTGGCGAAGCCCACACCAAGCGCGGCGGCGACAAGTTGGCCAGCGACTTCATCCGCTCCGGTAACAGCGACACGGAAGCCTTCCGCGCCCAGTTGCTCGACCACCTTTCAAAAACATCCTCGGAGACCATCACCGTGAACCTGATCGAAAAAGAATTGAAGCAATACAGCTATGCCGGAGCGATCCGCTCGGCGCTGGATATGGTCGAAGGCCGCAAGGCTTCCGGTTTCGAGGCTGAGATCAGTGAAGAGATGGAAAAGGCGCTGCCTTCCAGCTACAAGCGCAATGGCGGCATCCTGGTGCCGCTGCAACTGCGCGCACCGACTGCAAACACCCTGTACAACGCCTCAACCTTGGGCGCAGAGGGCGTGTTCACCCAGCAGGGTGAGTTCATCGAACTGCTGCGCAACGCATCGGTGCTGGTTGGTCGCGGCGCGCGCGTACTGTCCGGACTCACCGGCCCGCTCAGTTTCCCCAAGCAATCCGGCGCGGCGACGATGTACTGGATGGCCGAGAACGACAGCACCAATGTCACTGCCTCAAACCTGACGCTGACTTCCGTTGGCCTGGCTGCCAAGACTCTGCAAGGCACGACCGGATTCTCGCGCCAGTTGCTGGCGCAAAACTCCATCGACGTCGAAATGCTGGTGCGCGAAGATCTCGCCGCCGGTCATGCGCTGGCATGGGACTTGGCCGGCCTGCACGGCACGGGCAGCAACAACCAACCCACCGGCATCTATGCCGCAAGCGACGTGAACGCAGTAGCGATGGGCGGCGTACCGACCTTTGGCAAGTTGATCGACATGGTTTCCGCTGTTCTGGCCGACAACGCGCTGAACGGCTCGCTGTCCTTCGTCACCACTCCGGGTATAGCTGGCAAACTGGCACAAACACTCAAGGCGTCCGCTGCAGGCAGTGACATGATCTGGAGCGGCAAGCTGACCGACGGGGAACTGGCTGGTTACAGCGCGTTTGCTACCAACCAAGCCAGCTCTACACTGGGCGCAGGTTCCGAGCACGCCATCGCATTTGGCAACTTCGCCGACATGCTGATCGGTATGTGGGGCGGACTGGAGCTGGTGGTTGACCCGTATGCGCTGAAGAAGCAGGGCTTGATCGAAGTGACCAGCTTCCAACTGGTGGACATCGCCCTGCGCCACGGCCAGAGCTTCTCCAAAGCAACAGGCGCGACCATCGCTTAATTTAAACCGTAGGGGCGCAGACCACCGCGCCCCGCTGGAGGTCTCCATGAAACTAAAAGCAACCAAAGGATTTTGCCTCGGTTCCGGGCGAGATGTTTACCCCGGTGACGTGTTTGAAGCGGCTGATCGCGATGCGTCGATTCACATTCAGAAGGGGCGCGCGGTCAAGGCTGAAGAAAAGGACATCAAGGCAGCGAAGGCGAAGGCCGATGCTGACGCGAAGGCGAAGGCCGATGCTGACGCGAAGGCGAAGGCCGATGCTGACGCGAAGGCGAAGGCCGATGCTGACGCGAAGGCGAAGGCCGATGCTGACGCG